TTGACGCTCTATGGCGTCGGATTGTGAGTTGAAGATGCCCTACAAGACGAAACTGCACTCGTTCCGCCTGACCGACGACGACTCTCGGCGTCTGGACGAGATAGCAGCAAGCCTCCCCGGTTCCGGTTGGTCGAGATCATCTGTGATACGGCACCTGATCACAGAGTTCAGGGGGTTTGAGCACCATGTTGCACAATCCGACGACAGCTGAGGACAAGCTGTACGCAGAGAGTTTGAGCACCGAGGAGTTGAGGGTCATGGTGTTCGATGGTGAGGTTGTCACCGCTGACGGATGCTCAGTGGAGCCCGACGGGCAGTGCTGTCACGGGCACCTGTCACCGCTGCGGGTTCTCGGCATCATCTGATCGCCCAGGGCGAGGTTCCAGCGATCTGGTAGAGCCGGTAGGCAGCCTTGTTGTTGCACAGTGCGTCACTCCACTGGCTGACATGACATCCAACGGCTGCGTACTTGTCGGCATGCAAGCTCGAGAGCAACTGCCAGCATCCCCGCGCAGACGAGCGTGGGTTGGCAGCGTTGTGCTGATGCCGTGATTCACGGTGCATGATGCTGTCGGCCCATGACCACAGGTGACGTGGCCAGACAGAACGCATGGCTGCACCGCAGTCGGTTCGCAGACTGTTCTGGTGTCGGGCAACAGCGGCCAGGTAGTCACGGCGTTGCTGCTCGAGGTGCCTGATCACTGCTCGCTGGGTAGGTGTCATCGTCTCAGCGGTGACCGGGTCAGGACCGAGGCTCTTCCAGTGAGCTATCTGAGCCGGCGTGCAAGAGGTCAGAAGAACGAAGAGAGCGATACAGAACGCAAAGCGCAATTGGGTCATACTCATGTGGTGCAGTTCCTCCCTGCATGTAAACGCCCGTCGGAGTTCCAGTTCCGGCGGGCGTTGCCTTTGGTCCTGTAACCGTACTGCAATACCGGACGAACCTTCTCAACCCAGGACACAGTGCTGCCGCACGAAGCGGCAGCGGAGTTCTCAACCCGAGGTTTCCGGCAGGGCAAAGCTTCAGCAACCGCACCCTGCGACCGGCACCGCTGGAGGACGGTGTGGGTTCCGGTGCAGTCGTAAGTGGGACCGCTTCAGCGCCGAGAGCGCAATGTGGTCGTCGCTCTCCAGTGAGCGGCAGGACGGCTCCCCGTATGCCTGCCAGTAACGACCTCGCCCCGTGGGGCTTCGTTCCAAACGTGCGGATCGTCGTGCCGCACCGCCAGCACCAGCTGGCCTACAAGGTCGATCCCTCTCACGGACAACCAGGCCGCTCGACTTGTGTCGGCCCTGGGGTTCTCACCGGTCCCACTGCACCCGGTGGAGGGGGGCGAGGAGTTGGGCTACACTCGCTCTCGTTGATTGGTTTGCTCCCCAACACTACACGGCCCCCGACACCCTGCAAAGGAACGGGGGTCGTGTGGTGTCTCGGGGTAGTTTGACGGTGTTGTTCGATTTGGCGATCTGAGCAGCCCTGCCCCCGGCTTCCCTGAGCCGGGGGCTTGTCGTTGGTACGCTTGGTCCGTGTCCACTGTCCCTGTTGCCATTGAACGGATGCCGGCCAACGACCGCGAACTGTGGCACTTCGTCAGGGCCGTGTTCGGTGTGACGATTCCCAACACCAAGGTCTGCCCGAACCACGTTCCGCCGTTCAGGGCGTTCGCTGACGCCTACTTCGCCAGGTACCCGGTGATGATCTGGAAGGGCTCGCGAGGTCTGGCCGGCAAGAGTTGGACCCTTGCCACCCTCGCCAACACGATGGTCGTCGGCCTTGCCGCACAGACCACGATCCTTGGTGGGTCCGGTGCTCAGTCCCTCAACGTGCATCTCGCATCGAAGGCGGCTTGGGACTATCCCCACGCTCCCCGGTCGTTGCTCGCCGGCACCCCGACGAAGTACGACTCGCACTACACCAACGGGGCGTGGGTCCGTTCGCTGATGGCCTCGCAGACATCGGTTCGTGGGCCGCACCCCCAGCGGTTGCTGCTTGACGAGATTGACGAGATGGATCTTGATGTGCTCGAGGGCGCTCAGGGCCAGCCGATGCGGGGCCGGCACGGGAACCAGGCGGGACTTGAAACCTGCACGGTGATGTCCTCGACCCACCAGTACGCCACCGGCACGATGACCGAGATGCTCCTTCGTGCAAAGGACCGCCATTGGCCGGTGTATGAGTTCTGCTATCGGGAGACGGCCAATCCTTACGACGGTTGGTTGACCATGGACGAGGTCGAGCGCAAGCGTGCGGAGATCCCCCGACATATGTGGGAAACCGAGTACGAGTTGGGCGAGCCCGCCATCGAGGGCCGTGCTCTTGACTCCTCTGCGGTCGAGCGCTGTTTCTTCGGGCCGGTGCTCGAGGTCGACAGCTGGACCGATCTTGATCACCAGGATCTGCTGGGGGACAAGAAGCTCAGGCTGACCCATGTGACCGGGGTCGACTGGGCGAAGGAGAACGACAAGACCGTCATCACGACGTTCTCGGTGGAGTCCAACGGGGTGTGGCGCTGTGTCGCTTGGGCCAGCATGAACAAGAAGCCGTGGCCGACGATGATCGCTCAGGCAGAAGAGCGTCTACGCACCTACGGGCCGGCGTTCGGCCACGATGCGACCGGGCTCGGCAACGTGATTGCGGACTACTTCGACCCCGACCTCCGACGCCGTTACCAGCGCTACTTCGCCGACGTGATCATGGGCTCGGGCCGCACCCGCCAGGACTTGTTCGCCAACTACATCAGTGCCATCGAGAACGACCGGGTGCGTTATCCACGAATTGCGTCGCTCTACCGTGACCATCTGTACGTCACCTGGGACGATCTGTTCGGCGCTGGCCACCCGCCGGATTCGTTCGTGGCCGGTGCCATTGCCTGGAAGTTGCGCGACCAGATCGCCGGCGGGCTGTCGGTCAGCCCCCTAGAGTTCCTGAAGTGAAGATGCACGCTGTCTGACACTGGAGCTATACTCTCGCCAGAGGCAGAAAGCCTCGGACAGGAGCAAAGATCAGCATGAGTCTTGTGGAACGGGTGCAGGAGATCCTCCCCGGCGCAGCGCCGCTGTTTCAGGGCCACACCAACACGGCCTCTGCGGTCGTGGAGTGGGGCGAGCACACCATCGTCGTGGACGAGGAGTGCGACGTGTACCGCATCGGCATCTACACCAATGCCGGTTGGGTCAAGGGCGAGGAGCCCTTGGAGTTCGCTGAGATCGGCACCAACATCGACGCTGTCGTCGCTCTCTTGGACGACCTCACGGACATCGAGGCAGACGACTGGTTGTCCGAGGCCGATGTCCTCGTTCAGGTAGCGGAGATCGACACCGAGGCCGGTGAGTGATGTGGTACTACCTACCAGGACAGACACCGCCATCCACCTCTGCTCCGGTTACGGGGGCTTTGAGCTTGCCTTCCAGCTTTCTGGACTCGACGTGCGAACCGTTTGTCACGTTGAGCGGGACGCCCACGCAGCGGCCTGCCTTGTGGCGAGGATGGAGGACGAGACGCTGGATCCTGCTCCTATCTGGTCTGACTTGCTCACCTTCGACGGCACAGCGTGGAGTGGCCGAGTGGATTGGATCACTGCCGGGTTCCCCTGCCAACCGTTCTCCGTTGCAGGAGCGCAGCGTGGAGTTGACGACGACCGTTGGCTCTGGCCGGCGATCTTCAGGATCATCCGTGACGTGGGACCGCAGTACGTCTTCTTGGAGAACGTCCCAGGACTCATCAAGCACGGCCTCCCCCACGTCCTCTCCGACCTTGCCTCGGTCGGGTTCGATGCGGAATGGGGTCTGCTTTCAGCGGGAGAGGTTGGCGCACCACATCGACGGGATCGCTGCTGGATCCTTGCTGGAAGACGGCTGGGCGACACCGACGGGTCAGGACAGCGTGGGCTCGGGGATGGGTCACGCCACGAAGGCGTCGGGCCGGTTCGCCGGGACGCTGACGGATCAGACGGTGCGGGATCCCAAGGTCAGGATGTGGGGCACGCCGCTCGCACAGGACGACCAGAAGAGTCCCGAGGCGCACATGGCAACGAAGGATCGTCTGATCGGTCCAGGCCGCACCGAGGTGACCTCTTTGACGGTGCAGACGAAGATGCCAGAGAACTGGAAGGACTGGCCGACGCCAGTGGCGTCGGAGGCGTTCAGGGGGACGGACCCACAGAGGGGGCCAGCGGGCGGATCAAAGGGTCTGAAGCACGCTGCGACGCAGGACTGGTCGACACCGAAGGCCAGGGACGGGAAGGACACGACGTGGAACCCCGGTCAGGCGGCAAGGAAATCACCGGACCTTCCAGCTCAGGCTACGGATCCGATGCTCAGTGGCCTCCCCTCCGACAGGACACCGACGGATGGAGAGAGTGGATCAGTCAAGGTGGACCTGAACCCGCACTTCGTAGAGTCACTGATGGGCGTCCCGAAGGACTGGCTGACTCCCTCCACCTCGGTGGGAACGGACTCGTACCAGCGGTGGCTGCGGCGGCACTTGCCGAACTGGCGTCTCGTCTTGGTGCCGGAAGAAGGGTGAGCCGGAAGATACGCTGAGAGAATGGCGTCAAAGGCAAACCTCAATGAGGTCGGACTGACCGGACTGGTGACGGTTGGAACCGGCCAGGTGAAGGAAGAGTTTCTTCCTGAGCTTCAGGGTGCTGCCGGCATCAAGGTCTACAAGGAGATGAAGGACAACGACCCCACCGTCGGGTCGATCCTCTTCTCCATCGACCAGTCTGTCAGACAGGTCAATTGGAGCGTGGAGGCCAGCACACACCCGGACGCCAAGGGCAGAGCCGACGACGACGCCGACTTCCTTCGGTCCTGCATGAGTGATCTGTCCCACACCTGGCCTGACTTCGTCAGCGAGGTGATGACGATGGTCCCGTTCGGCTTCAGCGTCCATGAGATCGTCTACAAGATGCGTCAGGGCAAGGGTGGCAAGACGCCCTCCAACTTTGACGACGGCAAGATCGGGTGGAGGAAGTTCGCTACCAGGTCGCAGGATTCGATCGATCATTGGCTGTTCGATGACAGCGACGGTGGCATCAAGGCCGTTGTGCAGAAGCCTCCCCCCGACTACCGGGAGCGGACGATCCCGATCGACAAGCTCTTGTTGTTCCGTACCAGCACGATCAAGGGCAATCCTGAGGGACGCTCCGCTCTGCGCAACGCTTACCGACCATGGTGGTACAAGAAGCGGATCGAGGAGATCGAGGCGATCGGCATCGAGCGCGATCTTGCCGGCCTCCCGGTCGCTTATGTCGATGCCTCGATCCTTCGCAGTGATGCGAGCGACAACGACAAGCAGGTTCTTGCTGCCATCCAGAACATTGTTCGGAACATTCGCCAGGACAAGGAAGCGGGGATCATCTGGCCCGTTGTCCATGATGCGAACGGGAACAAGCTCTACGACCTCCAGTTGATGAGCAGTGGCGGCTCGCGGAACTTCGACACGTCGGCAATCCTTCAGCGCTACGACAAGTCGATTGCCATGACCGTGCTGGCAGACTTCGTGATGCTCGGGAGCACCAGCACCGGGTCGTTCGCTCTTGCTTCGTCCAAGACGAATCTGTTCGCCCAGGCGTTGGGCGCTTGGCTCAAGGTGATCGAGGGCGTGCTCAACACCTACGCAGTTCCGCGACTGTTTGAGGTCAACGGAATGGATGCCACGCTGCTCCCGCAGATCCGACACGGTGACATCGAGACACCGGAACTGAATGAACTGGGTGCGTATCTCGGCCAGTTGGCCGGCACCGGTATGCCGTTGTTCCCGAACGCCAAGCTCGAGGAGACGTTGTTGCAGGCCGCTCGCCTCCCGCTTCCGACGCCAGAGGAGAAGGATCAGCAGGACGCTGGGGCCGGCGATGCGTCTGCCATGGGGCAGTTTGATCAGCCAGCGGATATGGGCTCTGGCGACATCGTCTCGGCCATCGACCAACTAGCGCAGTGATCCCGCTCCCCGGCCAGCATGCCTCGGTGGCCAAGGCACGCCGTAAGAAGACCGCTTCGATTGATGCCCAGTTCGACTACGTCGCCGCCGCCAGTGAGTGGGCCGACGAGCACGCCGGCGAATTGATCTCCGGCGACCTCACCGAGTCTCAGCGTCGTGCCATCAGCACTCAGATCAAGCGTGCGATTGCCAGGGGCGACACTCAGGAGCAGGCGGCGAAACGGATCAGGCCGCTGATTGGTCTGAGCGAGCGTGACGCCCTTGCGGTGTCGAACCTCGAGTCGTCGCTGCGCAACCAAGGGAAGTCGGAGCGCCAGGTCAGACGCGATGTCAACGGATACAGCCGGCGTCTGCACAATCAGCGCGCCAACCTTGTCGCCGCACATGAGATCGCCCGTGCCTACGCTGAGGGCAAGCGCCGGGAGTGGGAGCAGGCTCGCCGCGAGGGCGTCCTGTCCCGCAACGCTGTGCGGGTCTACCACTGCCATCGGGACGACCGGACGTGTGCTTCGTGTCTGGCCAACGACGGGGTCAGGACAAAGGTTGGTTCGGTCGGGCCAACCCCTCCCCTGCATCCGAGGTGCCGGTGCTGGGAGACGGTCGAGGATCCAGCCCCTCCGAAGTCCACCAAGCCGAAGAAGCTTGATCGATTCGGGCCGTTCCCAAAGGCACCGGGCAAGAAGCTCGAGCGATTCGGGCCGTTCCCCAAAGCCCCCTCACCGGAGCCCGCACTTGTCCGGTTCGGCCCATTCCCGAAGGCGGTGTCGAAGTCACGGGTTGTTGTTCCCCCGTACCGGAGGGCAGACGGAACCTGGGTCGAGGGCTATTCGTATGAGCGGAAGCGCCGCCGGCGTGCGTTGTCGAAGTCCGAGTTCCAGACCGAGTTGGCCAGAGTGCTGCCGGGGCTCAACGGAACCCTGAGCCAGAACGTCGCCAGAGAAGACCCGGCGAACGAGAAGGGGTATTCGGTCGAGCGCACGAAGAGGCCGATCGTCAGAGTCACCGAGGACGTGGCCCTGACGGACTACGAGCGTGGGGTTGTGCTTGAGCGACTCACCGAGATGGCGCTTCGTTACCCCGAGACAGCTAGCAACGTGGTGAGCATCAGCTTTGTCACCGAGAAGTCGATCAACGCAGCTGCCTCTACCGGCCTGACATCGGTGCTCGATAGTCCGGGATTTGACGACCAAGAGCAGCGGCTCGGGATCCACTACAACTTCTCTGTCGATGCGTTCCGCAACTGGCCGAGCCCCACCATCGTCAACAGTTACTGGCCGCGACAAGAGCGGCAGATGGACACTACAGAGGTTCGTGCCCTTCGGGAGACTGGTGGCACGCTGTTCGACAACGAGGACGACGTTGCTGCGAGAATCAGTGAACTGATCGTCCATGAGTGGACCCACGGTAGGCACTTCGTCACCATTGCCAAGCGCCTGTCCGAGCGTGCCGACGGGAAGAGGAACGCTCCCCCGATGCAGCGTGCGTTCCGCATGATGCGCAACGACGCAGACCTGTTCACCACCCTGCTTTATGGCCGGCATGATCAGCAACTGAGCCAGCGACTGTTGTCGGCTCTGAGTCAGACCAACCTGCAAGGTCTGCCGGCGTCCGGTCTGATGAGCGAGGCCAGGGAGGTTAGCAAGTACGCCACGGCCAACGTCGCTGAGGCGGTGGCCGAGGCAGCAACACTCGAGTACGTCATGCCGAAGGCTGATGGATTCCGCCGCCGGGTGGTCCCTGGGCTTACCGAGGCGGTTGAGTCGCTTGCCAAGTCCGGTCTTCAGGTGCTGCCCGACGGGTCGGTTGGCATCGCTTGCCAACTCGGCACCGGCCATTCACACGACCTGGTCGAGAAGACACGGGTCGTCGTTCCTCCGTACCGCAAGGCCGACGGAACCTGGGTCGAGGGCTATTCCTACGAGCGCCGGAGGCGGCGCTCCGGGTCACCCACCAAGCGGCGCATCCGGCGTCCCGCCAAGGTCGGTACCGTCGGCGATGTGATCAGCGAGGCCGTTGCTGAGGCACGGGCTCAACTCCCCGACGAGGGCGAGTGGTTCGTTGGCGGGGTGGCAGCAAATTCGTTCAACCCGGAGGACGACCGCCAGCTTGATGTGATCATCAATCTCGGCAAGGTGATTGACGAGCAATTGTCAAAGGCAACAGAGAGCGACAAGCTGGAACGGGAGCGGCTCCTCGAGGACCATCGAGCGACCCTCAAGGCGTTTGAGGCTCGTCGTGGCCAACTGCGCGACAAGCTCGTTGAACTTGCTGCGCCGCAGATAGCCAGCACCTTTGGCGAGCCGGTCGAGGACTTGAACTTGATTCTCGGGGCGTATGTCACCGACGAAGGTGACATCGATCACGATGCATTCCTCGCCACCACCAAGAACTGGAAAGCCATCATCCAGCACGATGGGTCGCAGTTGCGCGTCATCAAGTACTCCAAGAAGGATCGATCAAACGACCTATCGGTTGCCCAGTTCAAGAAGATCAAGGACAACGGTGCTGGTAAGCCGAGAGGGTGGAGCAGACATTCTTGGGAGCCCAGCGAGCCAGAGGCAGCAGCGTGGGACGAACTGAGGTCTGGCCGAGAGAAGGAGATCGAAATCGCCAAAGAGTGGGGTGACCTTATCGCAAAGCCTCGCAACTTCTCTGCGTCCTGGGTCAATGTGATGGGGCTCGGTCCCGTTGACCCGGACGACATTGTTCCGCTTGACGATCGTTACTCTGATCCAGAGTTCGTTGCCGACGCTCTCAAGGTTGTGCCCGAGAGGATGCGCCGTTGGGTCCGTACTGTGGTGTGGGATCAGACGTGGCAGTGGGAAGATGGCCGCGGTCGCTCTCACTACGAGAACTACGCCCACAGCGGGCGACCGGAGCTTGGCAGGATCGGGCTGGCCAACCGCAACGCCGGCTCTGTCGTCCATGAGTTCTTCCACCACGTCGAGGTTCAGGACAAGGATGTTGGGAGGGCCACCTGGGCGTTCCGTGAGCGACGGACGAGTGGTGAAGAGTTGGTTCAGATGGAGTCCCTGGTACCGCTCGGCGGCTACCGGCCAGACGAGATCACCAAGCCAGACAAGTTCTTCGACCCGTATGCGGGTGTCCATTATCCCAACAGCCACCTTCGCAACGGGGCACACGCTACCGAGATCCTGACGATGGGCGTCCAGGCGGTTCTGTGGTCGAACAGCAAGCCGGAGCCGGATCAGGAGTACCGTGCGTTCGTTCTCGGGCTATTGGCGTTGAAGGGGTGACAATGAGGTGGCAGACGCCTACCGAGAGCGTGACGGTAGAAGAGATCGACGGGGTGTGGTTGTTCGGTGGTCAGTGGGGCTCGGTGGTTGAGTCGCTGATTCTTGCGGGCGTCACCGTCCCCGGCCCCGAGGGTGGCGAGCGTGCAACCACCGACAACATCGGCCTGACCGTCAAGTTCGTCACTGGTGAGGGGTTGGTCGCAGCTGTCAGCAAACAGGTCGTTGTTGTTCCTCCGTACCGCAAGGCCGACGGAACCTGGGTCGAGGGCTACTCGTACAACTCTGCCCGACGCCGGCGGCGTCGTGTCAGGCCGTATCGGCGTACTTCGACCAGACGCGGTGACATCGGCAGCGACGCCGACTGGGCCTGGCCACACCGGGCCGACCAGCGACTTCGCGACGACGTTCGCATGGAGACGAAGGAGCGCATCAACGCAGAGTTGAGCGGTTTGATGTTGGAGGATCCAGAGGTCGTTGCCGCACTGACCGAGATCGTCTCAGAACCGAGCTACAGCGACCTGGACATTCAGACTCTGGCAAGCCGCTTTGCCAAGAACGCTGTTGACGAGTGGGCTCGCACCTCGGTCAAGTCACCGTTGGCGTGGTTCGTTCAGCAGCGTGCCGAGGTGTTGTTCGGTGTTGATGATCTTGGTTCTACCGCATTGGTGCGTAGCGCTACCTCTAATCACAGGCTGGTTGGCGACGCCAGTGATCCAGACCTTGATCTCAACCCGACCTGGTCGGCAAAGCCTTGGGATCAGGGACTTGGGCGCATGCTGGCTGATGGCCCAAGCGTGCCAGCGCTGGCCTCCGACGACTTCGGTGACCGCACTGAGCGTCTGGCAACGTCATTGGTCGACGGATACCTGCGCTCCGTCTACACGAACACCCAGGAGTTCCTTGCCAAGCGAGAGCGTGAAACCGGCCAGACCGAGTACAACCTGGTCCGTGGTGTCGGGTCACAGTACGTTCCCGCCGACGCCGGCAGGGAGGATTTGATCCAGAGGATTGATCCCGACACCGCTGCGAGAATTATCGAGGCTGCCAAGGAAGTACGACTCCGGGGCGATCGATGGGGTGCGGCTCGAGCCCGTCAGTTGGAGACTGCCGAAACCCTGTCGATCAGTCTTCGCGATGTCGCTGATTTCGTTCAGATGCGGGGCGAAAGTCTTGTTGGTGACGACGCACCTCTCGGTGCAATGCTCATGGCGCTCGCCTATGAACTGAGGTCATCGGCAAAGACCGGTTCGTGGATGTCGCCTCAGATGTCGGGGTCAACCACGAAGCAGCGGCTATGGAACGCCTTGGTTCCCAAGAGCTCGCCAGAGTCGTATTCGGACGAAAGAGCGGCCAGTAATGCCGCAGCTGACCGGCGGTTGGCGCTCATAGAACTGTTTGCTCATCTTGGCGAGGAGGATGGCCACGCCCCTCGGCCAGAGAACTACGAGCGCTTTGCCGACGAGCTTGATCAGACTTTCAGGTCGATTCCAACCGATCAGATGACAACTCTGATCGAGCGTCTGAGACTTGACTCTGAGGCAAGGTTCTCTGTGGACAACGCTTCCAGCAATCGGGCACAAGCGGGCAGAGAGTTCAATTCGATTCTCAGCGAGGCCGGCGTCGCTCCCGTGTTCTCTGACATCGCGACATACCTCGACCGGCCCTTTGACTTTGATTCTCTGCTGCGGATGGATCCGCAATCCATGGCGACCGCAGTGATAGTCGACGCTACCCAGGCGGTGCTTCAGCCGCTGAGTTCGTTCGCCACCAGTGCTGGTCCCACCGATGGGTTTGGACGGACCAAAGTGGTGATCAGCGTGCCGCGAGAGCGCATCTTCAGCACTGCGATGAGTGGGCCGGGGTGCCTTGCGGAGGACGAGATGATCGTTGTTGGTGGTGTGGTTGATGCTGACGTGATTCACGACAGGGAGAAGAAACTCGTCCAGGTTGCCCCTACCGGCGATCTCCTTTCCTCGAGCGGTGGGGTTGTGCAGAAGGCCGGCGAGTACATCTACCTTGACGTTGACGGAGATCCAGACTGGCCGAAGCGAACGCCTGACCAGGTGGCAGACATCAAGGCTCAGATGTCTTGACGATCACCGCTGGGTGTGACCCCTCAAGCAAGCGGCTTGCCGTGATTGTCAGTCACCACGACGACAGGGTGAGTGCTCATGTGTGGGACAGCCCGTATGCGAAGTGGGAACCGCTGGCCTGCTTGTCTGCGCATCAGTGGGTGATGACTGAGTTCGGCGGGTTTGAGCCGGGTGACGTTTGGATCGAACAGTCATTGGTTGGACGAGGTGGTGCGCACCCCACCATCGTCCAGAGTTTCGTCAGTGGCGCAGTGCAGACGGCGTTTCTGCGACTCGGATGGACAACCAGGTTGGTACATCCATCGACATGGAAGTCCCGTATCGGGACGGGAGGTGCGAGCAAGGATGCCGTCAGAGAATGCGTTAGGCGGCGATGGGGAGATGGCTTCGGAGTCACTGGTGATGACGGTGATCTCATCGATGCTTCAGGGATCTGCCTTTACGGACGAGACTTACATGCCACAGCGTCTCAACTCGGCATGGCGGGCTCGAGCAGCGTGCATCGGACGGACTGAACTGTTCTTTGCGCCGCATATCTGTTGGACGGATTGCCCCAGCGATTGCCAGGCCGGCAGGAAAGAGACTGGCCGTTACAGTCGGATCAAGCAGGCCAAGGCGCTCTGCAACGGTGTTGCTGGGGTCACCGGGCAGCCGGCTTGCCCGGTTCGCGACGAGTGCCTTGAATGGGCGATCGAGGTCAACTTCGCTCACGGCTTCATCGGCGGGAAGAGTGCTCGCGAGCGAAAGCTCATCATCAAGTCCAGAGCGGCGACCGGGACCGCTGCCTGAGTACGCTGGTTTGATGCACCAGTTCGGCGGGATCGTCACCAAGCACCTGCCTGGACGCCACGACCAGAGCAGTCATGGGCGACGCCGGTTCCAGATCGGCACACCGCTCGACACGATCGAGGCGGCAGCGGTGGATCTGTCGAACCAGAACCCTGGCAAGTACGTCGTGGTCGTCAACGACTTCGGGGCGCACCTCGTCGTCCGCAACCGACTGTCCGCGGACACGCCGGCTGCGTCGGCGCTCGGCCACTACTGGCTCAACGGCAAGAAGAAGAGCTTCACCGCACGTCAGAAGGAGCGAGCCCACGAAGACGCCGAGGGTTCCGGCGGCGACGGTGCGGCGCAGATCGAGCGGGAGCGTCGTGCGTCCCGCAAGTCGAAACAGATGGCCTCCGCTGACAAGCCGCTCGGCATGGCGACCCGGCTCAAGTCCGAGGGCAGGATCTGGACGAAGACCGGCGCCGACAAGTGGTACTCGCCCGTCTTCGATGAGGACTACGAGGTCATCAGCGAGGACTACCGCACCAACGACGAGATGGATGTTGCCCGAGGGTACGTCGCCAAGGCTGCAATGTGCTCTGTCTGTGGCCGGAAACTCACCTCTAGGGAGTCGATTGCTCTTGGCTTCGGGCCGTCACACTCAAGGGCTCAGATCAAGGTGGCGCTCGCCAAGCCGAACATTCCTGCTCCGGTGCGTGAACGCATGCTCCAGCGTATTTCTGGTGGTAGCGCTGGCCGGGTGAAGCCGGTGCGTCGCGAGAGGTCAAAGAACAAGCAAACCGTCTACGAGTTGAACGAGTCCGAGTTCAAGAGCATCCCTCAAGATGTCGTGAGAACCAGGGCTGGCAAGCGGATCACCAACCGGGGCCAGACGGCGGCTGCTTACGCCCTCGCTGTCGGTGGCGTGAACGGCGCTATGGCCGGGTTCAGGCATCACTCCAGCCTGGCTGCCGGTGCCACCAACCCGGCTAATCCGATTCTCAAGCAGATGGTCGACAACCTCCGAGCGTTGCAGGAGGTAGCAGAACGCAAGGAGCGTGAGAACGGATTCATCAGTCGTACCCGCAAGTGGTACGACGGTGCTCACGACGTTGCAATCGACATTGCAACCGGGTCGAAGAAAGAGGACTTTGACGAGGACGGCGCTGCCGGCGTGCTTGCGGTTCTGTCGGCGTCAATGGACTGGGACAACAATGTCTTTCTGGCACGGGAGGTCGTGAGGATCATTGACGACAACCCCGAGGTCACAGAGGACGATCTCGCTCAGTTGAAGTCGCTGGTCAAGAAGCTCAACTGGGACGAGAAGAAGAAGAAGCCGAAGAGCCCGAAGGCTCGCGGCTACGTCACCGTTGACCCGCCAGACGCCGATACCAAGCTTGTCAACGTGAAGGATCCGCAGACTCGGGCACTACTACTCCGAGTTATTTCTGTCCGTCAGCACGGCGGTGAGCCACGCAGCCCGTACCTTCGTATTGACGAGGACGGAAAGATCGTGGAGGACACCGCTCGGGGTACTCAGAAGACTCGATACCAGTCTGGCGAGAACCTGGCGAAGGCCATTGCCATCTACCTTGACCCGACTCCAGAGACGCTGGACACACAATTGGGCAGTGGCGTGAAGGTGCGATCCTTCTACAACAACATTGCTTATCCAGATGCTCCAGAGGGCGATGTCACGATCGATACGCATGCTGCGTCTGCCTTGGTCGGTGCTCCCTACGCCGCAAACACCGAGCCGTTCAAGACGATCACTGAGAAGTCGTCAGCAGAGGATGGTCCTTACGTCAAGCTGTTGATGATCGAGGCGTTCAGAATTGTCGCTGCCGAGAATCCGCAGTACTACGCACATCCAAGAGAGGCGCAGTCGGTTCTGTGGGAGTTGTGGCGCGAGGCCGCAGAGGCGAACGATGCGGTGTCAAAGCGCCGCAAGGCAGAGTTGCGCCAGGCGTGGGCGGCTGTCGATGTTCCTGGTGTCGACGTGGAGTGGATGACCGAGCAGGCTCGCAGTCTGATGATCGACTTCGTCGCCGGCCCTGTGCAGGGTCCGATGCGCGATGACGCCCAATTTCGGGACGGGCCGCTGGTCAATCGAGAGGAGTTCACCCTTGGGCAAGCTCGGTAGGGTCAATCCGGTGGTACTGCACGACGGGGTTGACACCGACGATGACAACGAACAGATCGACCTCGAGAACGCAGCGTTTGACGAGATGCTTTCTGAGTGGGTTGTTGATCACGGCGCTGTTCCCGTTGATCAATTCGCCAGTCTCGGAGACATCGGCGGATGACTGAGCCACCGGTACGCTCAGTGCAATGAGCGGCAATGTCGAGAGCGTCAGCAAGGTCCGGGTGGTCGTTCCTCCGTACATCCGGCCAGACGGAACGAAGGTCAAGGGGTACTCCTACGAGCGTGGCGGCGGCTCTGCTGCTCGCCCGCCACGCCAGCGCAGTCGCCGGCCAGCGTCGCTGAAGCCAACCACAACAGCGAAGCTCGAGGGTGACGGAAGCGAGGAGCGCCCCTACAAGGTTCGTGATGCCAAGACCGGGCTCCGTCTGATCGCAGCTGGCAAGCACGTCGAGATGGACAAGGACACCGTCGGTGTCGTGCTCGACAAGCTTGCGTCGATTGGCACCGAGGCGTTTGAGGCGAAGAAGTCTGGCAAGAAGCTGAAGGTGCCCAACTTCAACCTCTGCCTGGTGCATGTTCCTGGAGCCAACCTCTTCTGTGAGGAGGACAAGGACATCCCCAGGCTCAAGATGCCTCAGGTCAAGGGCGAGAACATTCGTGCGGGCTCGGACGCTGAGAAGTTGCTGGCCAAGCAGAACGAGGAGCGCCGCAAGGCCGGCAAGGAGCCGACCAAGGAGGTCGACGCCACCGAGGAGTACATCTCGTATCTGAAGGAGAATGGCCTGGACGTGTCCGATTCAGAGGTCGCTTCCGACCGCTTGAAGGCGACGCAGAACGAGTTGGTTGGCGACAAGGTTGCCAGCATGATGTCTTCGACCCTGGATCCCGGCAGCAAGTTTGATGCGACCGAGGGCAGCATCTTCACGTCTTCGGACAACTACGTCGTGGACGGTCATCACCGCTGGGCCGCTGCGGTCAGCCTCAAGTTCAAGAAGGGTGGCCCAGCACCGCAGATGAAGGTGCAGCAGATCAACGCCCCGATCGAGCGGGTGCTTGAACTGACGAACAAGTTCGTCAAGGAGTTCGGGATCGAGGGCAATGCCGCCAACACGCTTGGCAAGGGTGCGCCTCCCTGCATCGGCTGTGGCGAGGTCGTCAAGGGCGGCGGGAACCTCGCTGCCCACATCCGCTCCGAACTGAAGGCCAAGCACGCCGCCAATGCACAGAATGTTGGTGTGAGTCGCCGGCTGTCCCCAGCGGAGATCCGCCAGCGCAAGGAGGCCGCTCACAAGGCGGCGATAGCAAGATCCATGCGAGCCCGTCGCGAGCGTAAGAAGGCCGGCAATCAGCAGTGGAGGAAGTCACTGCGCCATGCCGTGGAGCACATGGCTGGTGAGGCCACTGGCGTCGGTTGGCTGTCCGCTCCCCCGCCGTTCCCGTACCATCCAAAGGGCGTTGGGCACGGTTCTGTTGCGAAGGCCATGCCCAACCCGAAGTCCAGCCCCAAGGAGATCGCTGGGAGCCATGGCCACAAGCCGCATGGCAAGAGCATCCTCTGGCCGGCGATGTACGAGGAGTTGCGGGCCAAGGGGCACTCCAAGACAAAGGCAGCGGCGATCTCCAATGCTGCCTGGAACAAGAAGCACGGCGCTGCCGGGAACGCCACCTCGACCAGAGTCACCAAGGCCAATGGCGGCAGGGTGTGGGTTCCTCCGCACGCGAAGGCCGATGGCACTCGAGTGAAGGGGTACTGGCAGGACCGTAAGACTGGTCGTCGCAAGGCTGTTGCCAGTTCCACGAAAGACATGGCCAGCGGAATGAAGTCGGTCAACACGCCCGAGGGGCGACGGGCGTTGGCTCGCCGGCTTCAGTCTGACGCCGCAAGCTCCAAGCGCATGGCTGGCAAGCGCCCGAAGTTGGGCCGCATCCCGACCGAGGACCAGGCCGAGAAGATGGACCCCAAGCAACTTGCTGGGATTGCCATCAGGCTCAACGAGCAGATGGAGCGGGCGAAGAGTCAGTTGTGGGCTGAAAGCAACGCTGAGAGGGAGCGCATCAAGGCAACCATCAAGAAGCACGACGAGCCTATCCCCGGTGTGATCGTCAAGACCGACGACGACAAGCAACTCGTCTTTGGTTGGATGTACGTCACTCACGACAGGAACGGGGAGGTCGTGGTCGACAAGAGCGGCGACTTCGTTGATGACGTGACCGAGCTTGAAGATGCTGCGATTGAGTTCGTGCTTGACTCAAGGGCCGGCGGCGTTGAGCATCGTCGCGATGGCGATGGCCCAATGGTGGCCAGTCGATTGGTCGAGAGCGTTGTGTTCACGCCAGAGAAGCTTGAGGCGCTCGGCCTGGAAGCGGGCACGTTGCCCTCGGGCTGGTGGGCCGGGTGGCGAGTTGATGACCCTGATGTGTGGGCCGATGTACGGGCCAACAAGTACCGAGGATTCAGTATCCACGGTGCTGGTGTCAGAGAGGCTGTGTGATGAGTGAAGTCGAGAAGGCTCGCAAGCCTGGGACACCTCTGTCCCCCAAGGAGCTTGCCCAGCGCAAGGCTGCTGCTCTGATCTCTGCGCAGAAGCGGCGCAAGAAGGACGTTCAGTTGCTCCGTCGCGGCGCTCGCCGCCAGCGCTCAGACTTCCGTGAGTCGGGCATGGGGTTGACCGACGCTGAGTGGGCTGCCTATGACCGACTGGACGAGCGGTCGCGCTCAGCGATCATTCGCAGCGAGACGCTTCCGCGCAAGTCGACCCCGTCGGCCAGGCAGGGCAAGGTCACACGAACCGTCGATCGCATGGGTGGTCGGAGCGTCAAGAACGAAGAGGGATTCCTGCTCCTCCAGAGCAATCCCGGTGGCGATTGGACGGCTGGCAATCCTCGTAACTCTCGGTCTGCTTCTGCACCGACGGCGTTTGATGCGATGGAGCAGGCCGGGTTCCCGAAGGAAACGGCGCTCGACATGTTCAGGGACATGCCCGACTCCGATGCGGCTGGGCCGGTCGGCGTCCCGTCCGTAGTTACTTCTGAGCCACCCCGGCCTGGGTACCCGACCGGGCGGTCTGACTACAAGCCGGGTCAAGCTCGGGTCGGCCAGCGCACCCCGCAGTCGCATCCCGAGGAGTTCTCTGACGAGGATCTCGTTGCAGAGGCGAAGTACTTGTTGGCGATGAATCGCAAGCTCGGTGAGAACACCTTGCGCTCTCTGGCGACACTGAAGTTGATCAACGAGGTCAACCGCCGGCACAAGAACCCGGACAACCCGATTGCTCGGAGCGAACTGTCCAGAGAGGACGGTTCGATCCAGCACTACGTCGAAGAGGCCGGCATGACCCGGCCCAAGGGCAAAGGGTTGTTCGGAAGGTGAGTGAGGCCGCTCGCCGCATGGCTGCGGCCTACACCCGCAAACAGGTCACCGGAGCCCGCAAGGGCACGCTGACCTCTAGGGAGCGCCAGCAGCGGATTGCAGCTGCTCGAGCGAGCGCCGCCAAACGCAAGGGCAGCGGAACCAAGAACAAGAATCCTCAGACTCCAGAGACGAAGGCTCGGGAGCGGGTGAGGGTGCGACGTGAAACACCTGGTACTCCAGAGTACGCAGCGGCCCTGCGCACGCTGAAGGCGGCAGTTACGTCTGGCAAGGCGATCAGGGTGACGCCCGAGGATCTTGATCGAATCGAGCAACGGCTCAAGCGCAAGCGGGGCGTCAAGGTCCAGCGTGACGGCGACAAGATCGTCGCAACGCTTTCTGATGGCAGGACACTGTCGATCGAAGGGAATCAATAATGAAGCGATACCGACTCAAGAAGTTGAAGCTGGACGAGGTCAGTCTCGTTGCTTCCGGCGACGACCCGATGGCGCAGGTCGTCATTGCAAAGACCGACAAGACACCGGACTCCGTTGATGAAGTCTCTACTCTCACATCAGAGACGGCGATCAAGGAGATTGACGTGGCCGACGAGCACGATGACATCATCGACACCAGTGACATCCCTGCCGATGTCGTGGCCTACATCGAGGAACTGGAGAGCGTGGTGAACGAGTTGTCCGCTGCGCTGCCGACCGAGGACGAGATCGACGCTGCGCTGGTGGAACTGGCTGAGCAGGAGACGGTGCTCGCCAAGGCCGACCCGGTCATCCAGGAGTTGGTCTTCAAGGCCCAGCGAGAGGCCGAGGAGGCGCGTGAGATCGCCAAGGCCGAGCGTGACGCTCGCATCACCCGCGAGTACATCGAGGTGGCCAAGAGCCTTCAGATGATCGATGGCGACTCCGAGCATCTCGGTCGTGTCCTGAAGTCGCTGTCCGAGCACCTCCCCGAGGATCTCGCCAGCGAGGTGTCCAGCCTGCTGGTCACCGCCAACGAGCGTCTCGAGAAGTCGGCGCTGTTCGGTGAGATCGGCACCGCCGTTCCCGCCGTGAGTTCCTCGGTCGAAGCCCTGGCGAGCGAGATCCGCAAGGCAGAGCCGGCGCTCTCCTACGAGGAGGCCGTCGTGCGTGCCTACGAGACGAACCCGAACCTCTACCTCCAGGAGAGCTGATCATGGCCCAAGAGATCCAGGGCGAGAAGCAGTCGGCAACGGCGACCGCTTCGCTCACCCAGTACACGTTCGTGAGGCCGGTGACGGGTGCGATGCTGAGCGTCAGCACCGCCGCCACAGCGGCGTCGGCGATTCCATGCGGCTACCTCGGCGTGGTGCAGAACGCACCGGCGTCGGGTCAGATCGCAGAGGTGATGATCACCGGAGTCACCAAGCTGGTGGCCGACACCGCCATCGTTGCGGGTCAGTTCGTCACGATCGCCGCTGGCGGTCGTGCTGGGCTCGCCGCAGCCGGCGCTCAGGCTGCCGGCGTTGCCACCACATCCACCACGGCTTCAGGCCAGTACGTCTCCGTTCGCCTGCTTCGCGGCGTCGTGGCGCTCTGATCTAGCAAGGAGAGCACGTCATGCCCCAGCCCAACTCCTCCAATCTGCACGTCAGTGTTCCGCTGACCAACGTCAGCGTCGCTTACCAGCGCCAGCAGAACTGGATTGCCGACAAGGTCTTCCCGATCGTGCCGGTGATGAAGCAGTTCGACCAGTACTACCGCTACAACAAGGGCGAGTGGTTCCGCTCTGTTGCTGAGGAGCGTGCTCCCGGCACCGAGTCGGTCGGCAGCGGTTGGTCGACCACGACCGACACCTACGCCGCTCGGGTCTACGCCGTCCACAAGGACATCGATGACCAGATCCGGGCGAACACCGACGCCCAGTTCAACCTGGACCGGGACGCTACCGAGTTCATCACGAACGACATCCTGCTCGGTCGTGAGCAGAACTGGTTCGCCAAGTACTGGAACACGACCACCTGGGCGACGACCGCAGCCGGCGTCACCAGCACCGCTCCCACCGGCGACGCTCAGGTCACCCAGTTCAACCTGGGTGGCGATCCCGTGGCCGACATCCAGCGCCAGCGTCTGCGTATGAAGCTGCTGACCGGTGGGTACGCACCGAACGTCATGGTGGTGACCCCCCAGGTCGACATTGCTCTCCAGCAGAACCTGTCGATCAGGGATCGGATCAAGTACACCCAGGCCGGCTTCGTGACCCCCGAACTGCTCGGGGCTGCGTTCGGCATGCGGTACATGGTTGCCGACGCCGTGCAGAACACCGCACCCGAGGCCACGACCGATGTCTCGAGCATGTCGTTCGTGGCAACCGAGGGTGTGCTGCTGGCCTACGTCCCGCCGAACCCCGGCCTTCAGACCCTGAGCGCCGGCTACACGTTCGTCTGGAACGGCTACCTGGCGAATGCCTTCGGCACCAGTGTGCAGAAGTTCCGCATGGAGCACATCAAGAGCGACCGGATCGAGGTCGAGTCGGCCTACGACCTCAAGGTCGTTGCCTCCGACTGCGGGCTCTTCATCAGCGACCCGCTCGCCTGACCTCTTCCCGAGGGTGAGTACTGGCACGGGCGGGGCTTCGGCCCCGCCCTTGTCAGTTAGGAGAACACCGTGCCCTACGAGTTCGACCCGGCTGGCAGTCCCGCAGATGAGTTGCGGTTCCTACTCGGTGACACCGTGGTCGAGTCGCCGCTCCTGGCCGACGACGAGGTCGACTACCTGCTGGCGACCAGCCCTGGAACGATTGCGGCTGCCTACTCTGGCGCTCTGGCGCTAGTCGCTCGATTCTCTGCCCGTGCCGACATCTCTGTCGGGTCTGCACGCAAGTCGTTCACTGCACAGGCAGACGCCATGCAGAAGGTAGCGGACTCCCTTGCTGCTCGGGGAGGAAAGCAGGGTCTGCCGACAGCGACAGAGGCTCAGCGTGTCGGCCCTCCGGTGGCCAGCGGGCTCGTCACGACGCAGTCGCCGTTGGTGATGCTCAATGACTGGTCGGTGCGCGACATCGACACCTCTCAGGCATGAGCTTCTCCGGCGAGTGGGCCGAGTTGCTCACCTGGCGTGTACAGGTCACCATTCCGAACGGAAAGGACCAGTACGGGAATCGCTCGTACACGGATCCGGTGGAGATTGCTGTTCACGTCGATCAGGTGTCCGCTTCTCCGGTCACGACGAGCGGCAAGGACGGTGTCCGGGGCCAAGAGGGCTTTGACGGGGTGCTGTACGCCGGCACTGATGTGGAGTTGCTGCCGGGGAGCTATGTCACGTTCCCGTGGGGGCTCGAGGTTGAGTTGACCACCGTAGTGGCCCACTACAACGAGAACGGGCAACTGCACCACTACGAGGCGACCTGGGAGGAGAACTGATGCCGGTCTACGACATCAACACCAGAATCTCGGTCAATCGCAAGCACGGCCCCGACGGGAACTACAACGACATCGCCGCCAGATTGGTGTCGAAGCAACCGATCATCGCTCTCCGCACCGCTCAGGCGCTGTCCACCTATGCGAGGCTCACTGCGCCCCAGCCTCCCCGCAAGGCGTGGTGGTACGACAAGCCGCCGAACCCACGAACGAAGAAGACTGTTCCGCTCCTCGAGCAGTACGTCCGTACCGGCAGGCTGGCCAAGTCGATCTCAGCCCCGGTCAAGGCCGGAACCGGCGAGTACATCATCACGATCGGGGCTCCCTACGCCAAGTTCGTGGAGCACGGAACCCGTTACATGCCGCCTCAGCCGTTCTGGCGTTCGTCGGTCAAGCACATCAGGAGCGAAGTCATGCCTGGTCTTGTTCAGGAGTGGATCAAGAAGGATCCGATCAAGAAGTTCGGCCCGTTCCCGAAAGCTCCCTCTGAGCCAGCGCCGATCAAGAGGTTCGGCCCGTTCCCGAAGGCCGGTTGATGGAGGTCGCACTCGCTCTTGCCGGCGTCAGGACCATGCTGGTATCGGCTCCAGCTGTCACTGCCATCACCGACGACATCTTTGTCGACCTAGCGCCACCCGAGCAGCCGTATCCGTTCGTTGTCATCTCGCTTCAATCAAGCACCGATACCTATGGGGTTGGCCCCACCCGCATCTTCACTGATTGTGAGGTGCTGGTGCGCGGTTACATGGGTGTTGACAGCTATGAGCCGTTGTCACCGCTTGCTGACGCCATTGACGCCGCAATGTCGACCGTAACCGCCTCCACCACAGCGGGAGTAGTGCTGAGTGCCCGTCGCATTCGCCCCTACGCTCAGTTAGAGGAATACGAGGCCGGCGAGGTGCGAGCCCTTGGTGGCCTCTACCGAATCTTCGCTCAAGGAGCATGACACATGCCTGAACGCTCATCACTGACACAGGTCGTCCAGTGGGGCATCGAGACTTCTGGTGCCGCCGCCAGCGGTCAGATCCGCATGTCAGCGATGGGCTTTGAGCCATCGCCGCAGACCGAGGGTGGTGACTTCCGGCCCTCCGGCTCCAAGTTCAAGACGCTGGCCTGGGTCGGCAAGTCCTGGACCGAGGGCAGTATCTCTGGTCAGGCCACCTACAACGAACTGATCTTCCCGCTGGCGTCGGTCATCGGCATCCCCACGACCGGGGGCGCTTCGACCGGGTGGACCTACTCGTTCACCCCGTCCGTGACCGGCGCTGACTCGCCCCGAACGTTCACTGTCGAGCAGGGCGAGGCTGGCAACTTCAACTGGATCACGAACGTCATCTTCAAGGAGATGGGCCTCTCGTTCGATCGCTCACAGATCCAGATGTCCGGCTCGGCCTATGGCCGACGGATGATCACCAGGACCACGGCCATGTCATCGGTCACGGCGACCCCGACGCCGGTGATGGTGTTGCCCAAGGACGTGTCGGTCTACTACGGCACCTCTTACGCTGCGATCACGGCCTCGCCCTCCGGTGCCAAGCTCACCCGCGTGATGAACACCGACTTCTCGATTGGCAACCGGTTCAACCCGGTGTGGGTGCTCGACAACGCTCAGGACTCTTACGTCGCCAGCGTCGAGGCAGAGCCGGATCTCCGTGGTTCGATGCTGCTCGAGGCTGATGCGCAGGGGCAGGCCGTGATGAACGACCTCCAGGCCAGCACCACGAAGTACTTCCGCATCGAGAGCGTGAGCACTGAGCGTGTCGGTGGCACCGGTGCGTTCTTCAAGCTGACCATCGACCTCGCCGTCAAGGTTGCCGATACCGACGGCTACTCGGACGAGGACGGCGTCTACGCCGTGGGGTACAACTTCATCGGGGTCAGCGATCCGCAGATGCCGGGTGCCTCAGCGATCAACATCACGCTGACCAACTCACTGGCACCGTCGGCGCACCCCGCCATCCTCACGCCAGGCATCTGAGTTCCCCGTCGGCGGGGTGCGGTGCCGGCTCAGGCACGCAGGGCCACCCCGCCGGCGGTCTACGATTACCCAGCGCACATCTCAGTAGGGTCGATACCCGAAGCCATTCGGCGGCGTCACGCTGCCCGAACAGGAGGTATCCCTGCATGAGCGTTGTTCTTTCTTCCATCACCGGTCAGACCACCGAGTCGAGCGTCGAGATCGCCGGCATCACGGTCAACTTCAGGTGGCGTCCGTACGTCGTCACCGTGGAGATGTCGATGAAGCTGGCAGAGTCCGGGGTCGAGATGATCCAGGTTCTGGCCGACACCATCGAGTCCTGGGATCTCGTCATCTCGGACGACGAGCCGTTCCCGCCGACCGTCGAGAACATCA